TGCAATTGATTTTTAGGCAAGGAGTAACTATCGGGGTTCTTAGTTCGAGTTTTCGCCAAGCAAAAATGATTCTCCAAAAAGCGGAGGACATTCTGAAAAAACCCGGAGCTAAATTGGTCGCTGGATTGTTTAAATTTACAAAAGGAACAGACCAGTGGACGTTAACTTGCGGAAGAAGTAAGGCTATTGCTCTCCCTTTAGCTGATGGCTCTAGACTCCGTGGATTTCGATTTCAAATTATTCTGCTTGACGAATTTCTAAACATTCCCAAGAACATTTTTACCGAAATTATCTTGCCGTTCCTTGGTGTTGTGGATAATCCAACCGAAAGGGAAGACCTCCGTGTTCTTGAAGACCAGTTGATAGAACAAGAGAGAATGAAGGAGGAAGAAAGGTATCAATGGACCGATAACAAGCTTATTCTCCTATCTTCACCCTCTTATACTTTCGAGTATATGTATGAACTTTACTGCTCATACAGAGATAAGATTTTAGGTGTTGAAAACAAGCATAAAGAAGATGATCAAGTCGAAATAGACAAAGACGCTTATAGGATTATCTTCCAATTAAGCTATGATTGTGCTCCACAAGACCTTTATGATAAGAAGCAGTTAGCTTCCGCAAAAGCAACAATGTCTGAGGCTGTATTCAACAAAGAATACGGTGGGCAATTCGTGTCTGAATCTGATTCTTACTTTAAATTATCTAAAATGAACGCTTGCACCGTTCCAGACGGTGATGCTCCGCATGTAGAAATTTCTGGCGATCCATCTCAAGAGTATATTTTGGCTATTGATCCCTCTTGGTCCGAAGATGAGGGTTCTGATGACTTTGCCATGGCGGTATTTAAGTTAGATAAAGATAATCAACGAGCTTATTTAGTTCATGCTTACGGAATGGCAGGAACTACCTTAAAGAAACACATTAAATATTTCCATTATCTTGTTACCCATTTTAATATTCAAGCTATATGTTTGGATTATGCTGGTGGAGTTCAATTTATTTCAGCCTGTAATGAGAGCGAATTATTTAAGGATTCCAAAATACATTTAGGTGTTATTGAGGGCGTGGAAAACGATTTTGACAAACCAGAATCGTATCAAGATGACATTCTTAAATTTAAACAAGAATTAGCACCAACTCAAAAGAAATACTGCTTCTTAAGAAAGCCAACTAGCCAATGGATTCGTCAAGCGAATGAACTTCTTCAAGCAAATATTGACCATAAACGAATTTGGTTTGCCGCGCCCGCACAAGGGGCGTCTTTTGAGAATCAAAGAAAAAAAGAAATTGGAATCGGAGATCTTCATTGGGACGTTGATTATACGAAAACAGCAACAGGAACTTCAATGCTTGATTTCTTAGAGCATCAAGTGGAAATGATTAATTTAACTAAATCTCAGTGTGCGAATATTGAAGTCGTTTCCAATCCACAAGGCTCTCAAGTCTTCCGTCTCCCCGTTCACATGGGAAGATTGAAGGGCAAGAACAAGCCAAGGAAAGATAACTATGCCGCCCTTGTATTGGGAAACTGGATGGCTAAAGTATATTTCGATACAATCAATGCCGCCGATAAACCGAAGGTAGCTGCAACCTTTACTCCATTCTTAGCATGAAAGTTAAAATTTCTAACTTTTCAAACTTTGTGTAAATCAATACATGCCGCGCAAGTATACTAAGAAAAACAACGACTACTGGACTTCTCTCTCCAAGGGGCAGGAAGAAAGTCAAATTCAAAGTAACAATGGATCACTTTTACAGGCGGCGTTTAAGCCTGAAATGATTGATGAACCTCTTTATACTTATCAAACTTCAAAAGCGAGTAGATTAACGGGTTCTGGTGACAAAACAAGTCGGCGCAAAAATCAAATTGCCACAAGAACTCCTACCGAAAGGTTTAATAATATTGCCCAAGGCATTCTTCCTTACGAATATTCGGCGGATCATGTGGGTGTTAAGGATGCCATCGTTCTTTGCCAGAAGGCGTATTTCAATATTCCAGTATTTAAGTCAACCCTTGATCTTTTGGCCGAATTTGCTAATAGCGAAATCTATTTAGATGAAAAAACAGGGAATGCTTCAAGCAGGAAATTTGTAGAAGCATGGTTTAAAAAGATTAGATTATTCGATCTTAAAGAGCAATTCTTTCGTGAGTATTATCGCTCTAGTAATGTCTTTCTTTACAAATTGGAATCTGCTTTGGCTGCAAAAACGATTAAGGGATTTGGTTTATCTAGCGCCAATAAAGTTCCAGTTAAATACATCATTTTAAATCCTGCCGATATTGTCGCTAATGAAGCTTTAAGCTTTGGATCTTATAAATACGCCAAGATTCTTACTCCATTTGAATTAACTCGTCTCAAAAAGAGAAAAACGGGAGAAGAAATGGAGTTATATAATTCCCTCCCTCAAGATGTAAAAAAACAAATTGATGCAAACGGAACTTATACGACACAAGAAATATCTATTGAATTAGATCCAGATGTTTTGTTTGCCGTCTTTCACAAGAAACAAGATTATGAACCAATGTCTGTTCCTATGGGATTTGCGGTTCTTGATGATCTTAACAAGAAGATGGAGTTGAAAAATGTAGATCAGGCTATTGCTAGGTCTATTGAAAACGTGATTCTCCTTATTACAATGGGAACCGATCCCGATAAAGGGGGAATTAACGCGGCAAACATCAATGCAATGCAAGAACTCTTAAAGAATAAGAGTGTCGGGCGCGTTTTAGTTTCTGATTATACCACTAAAGCTGAATTTATTTTCCCTGATCTTAGGAAAGTAATTGGAAAAGAAAAATATGAAGTATTGAATAAAGATATTGAGCAAGGGTTAGGTAATATTCTTTTGGGCGAATCTAAATATTCTGATACTGGACTTAAACTAAAGATTTTCTTCCAAAGATTAGAAGAGGCTCGCAATCGCTTCTTAAATGATTTCCTTCAAAAAGAAATTGATGCCATTTGCAAATCTGTTGGTTATATCAAACCTCCAAAAGCTAAATTCATCAAAAAGGATGTTATCGCCGCTGAAGATCTTCAGAAATTGACCACAAGAATGATGGAGCTAGGTATCCTTACGCCAGAACAAGGCATGGACACCATTCATAAAGGGGAATTTCCTTTAGCGTCCGATCTTAAAGAAAAGCAAGTTCAATATAAGGCTGATAGAGAAGATGGTTATTATCTTCCCCTTGTCTCTACTCAATTATTAATGCCAGAACATGATGGTAGTAATATTAGTCAAAAGGGCGCTACAACAAGCGGACCTTCAGGCGGAAGACCAACGGGCGCATCAAAAGCTAGTGAAGAAACCTATTCAACTGACAACCTTCTTTCTCTTTTAAATAGTATTAAAAATCTAGAGGCTAAAGCCGCGACCATGTATAAAGCTAAGATAGGTGTAAAAACGCTCAAGAAAGACCAAAAAGCAAACATTAGTAAGGTTTGTGAAAAAGTCGTTCTTAATTCCAAAATGGAAGATTGGGAGAATAAAGTAAAAGCAATTGTAGATAACTCTTCTGAACTTCTCAAAATGGAGATTCATCCTGACATTTTATCTATCGCCGCAAAACACGGATTAGCCGATTATCCTGCCGCTTTACTTTTCCATTCAAATGCAATTAAATAATCTAGAAGTTTCTAAAGCCAAATTTACTGGTGATTTCAGAGTATTAGAGTCTAAGGATTTAGATTTGCTTGGATTCTCTAAGGCATCTTTATTATCAGAGGCTTCTTCTTTAATTCCCGCCGAATTTAATGCGGACAAGAACATTGATATTCTTCCCGTTGTTTTCAATGTAGCTGTAGTTAATAAGTTTAATGCAAACCATGATGGAATTGATTCTAAAGGTGCTGCTGAAATTCTAAAGCAATTTATTCATAAGCCAATTAATATTGAGCATATCAAGCCTTATATTATTGGTCATATTGTAAATGCCAGCTTCTCAGATAAGCAACCCGATTACGAGGAAAACGATATTGCAGAGTTTGAAGGTCGCAACACTCCTTTTTATATCACCTTAGCTGGATTTATTTATAGACATGTTTATCCAGATTTAGCGGAGGCGCTTATTTTAAATAGCAATCCTGAAAGCGAATATTATCAAATGTATTCTTCTTCTTGGGAAATTTCTTTTTCTGATTACAAGATTGCGACGGGTTCTGATTTAGTAAGTGACTGCAAAATTTATTCTAGAGACGAGAATCCAGAGTCCTTTGCCAAGTGTGTTGACAAATTAAAACAGAATGGCGGAACTGGTTTTTCTGAAGAAGGGCAAGTTAGCAGGTTGTTGGGCGGAAAGATGTTTCCGTTGGGTTGCGCCTTTACCGAAAATCCTGCCGCTGACGTTAGTGGGATCTATACTTTATCCTCACTTCTCGGAGACGATGAAGAAGATGATGACGATAACGAAATGGAAGAAGATGATTCAAAAGAATCTACGTGTAATAAAAATATACAGGACGAAGAAAAAACTAGTGTAACTAATAACGACGAATTTAATTTTATGACCGACGAACAATTCAAACTATTCATGGAAGCTATCGCAAACTCCAAAGGTGGAGAAAGCAAAGCGTCTGCCGAAGTTGCAAAACAATTCGAAGCCGTTCTTATTGAGCATGGCACCGAATGGAAATCCAAAGCTGAAAAAGCTGAAGAAACCCTTGCCGCTCTCAAAGAAGATTCTGAGAAGACCGCTAAAGAACTCTCTGAAGCAACTGAAAAACTCGTCGCTCTTGAAGCCGACCTTAAAGTTAAAGAGGCTGCTGATCGTCTTAACGCTCGCATCAATACCATTTCTAGCGCATACGAACTAACCGAAGACGAAGAGAAAATCGTTGTTGACGACGTTCGCGCTATTGGAGAATCCGACGAAGATTTCAATAAGTATCTTGCTAAAGCTAAGGTAGTTTTTGCTCATCGTGATAGAGTTGCCATTGCCGCTAAGTCTGAAAACAAAACTGAAGACAAACAAGAAAAGACCGACGAACTCGAAACCGAAGGTGAATCAAAAGCAAGTGTAATTAATAACAACGGTGATCAAGCAAACGAAAAATCGCTTATTGACCAACTCCGTGAAACCGGATTAGAACTAGAATAATTTTACTTTTAAAGAAACCTTTTACTACTAAATAATATGGCCCAACTTATTACTCGCCTCATGCCTTTTCGTGATATTGACGAAAAGAATAAAATCAACTCTTTCTCCCTTAACATTGCATCTGGTGAAGCCGGAAGTTTCGTTAAGGTTATCAATGGTGACTTCTCCAAAGATCCTGTCCAATATGTAAATTCTAGCTACTTCGTAAATGAAATGGGATTTGCCACTTCTCAGTATCCTGAAGTTCCTCAAAAAGTAGGTCTTACTGGTGGAACTGGTGACGCTGGCCTTGTTCTTGGAATGATCCTTAATGACGTTCGCAATACTGATGAGAATGGTGAAAAACTTCATTTCTATCCTCAGAAAAAAGCTGAACTTCAATGCGTAGTTTCTGGTGAAGCTGTTCCTATCGCAACTGAAGGTATCGTAGATCTTTTCGTTCCTCGCGCTGTTGAAGGTGGAGTCATTCCGACCGTTGGAATGGCCGCTGTTCTTGGCACTAATGGCAAAGTAACTGGTGTTGCTTATTCCGCTCTTTCGACCGAACAGAAAAACGCTGTTGTCGGTAAGTTTATCGGAACTGGTAATCGTGAATCTCAACAAACTACTGACGCTCTTGCGGGTGCCTATGCTCGCCTCAAGTTCTCGGTCTAATCTGAATAACTTTTTAATACTACAAATTTAATATGGAAATTAAACTAAAGAATACTGAGGCTCAAGTAGAGTTGCTTAAAGCGACTGCTTCTAAAAATCGGGAGACTGCTTACGAAGCTCAAGCGGCTATCGCTGAACTTGTAGCTCCGGTCCTTGCCGAAGTTATCAATAACGCTCCTACCGTTAGTAATTTTTATACTACGAAATCCTTTGGCGAAGACGAGAACCCTTCTTTCCCACTTGATCTTCTGTATGATATTTCTGACGAAGATTATCTTCAAATCAACTCTCAAACCGTTGCTGGTGGTCTTTCAACCAATGAAATGCACCCCGCGCATGATGAACTGAAATTCAAGACTTACTCTCTTGATTCAGCTTGGAGCTTTGATAAAAAATACGCTCGTAGAGCGCGTCTTGATGTTCTCTCTGCCCTCTTCACTCGAATGGCTCAAGAAATCTTGCTTAAGCAAGAACGCACCGCGATGAATCAACTTTGTGGCGCTCTTGTAACTGCTGGAACTTCTGGCGCTCAAGTTATCGATGCGAACGCAGATAATATTCTTACCATCGCTGACTTTAATAACCTAATTACTCTTTCTAAGCGTATTTGGTCTTCGTTCTCTAAAGGAACCCCTGTCGGTGGCGCTCGTATCGGAATTACCGATCTTGTTATGTCTCCTGAAATGACCGAAGAGATTCGGGCCATGGCTTATCAACCTGTTAATACTCGTCAAGCCACCTCTGGAACGACTTCGATTCCTGCTACTGATGAAATGCGTAATGCGATCATGAATGCTGCTGGTTATCCTTCGATCTTTTCGATCAACATCATTGAATTCCTTGAATTCGGTGTTGGACAGCGTTACAACAAGATCTTTGATGCAGTTAACACTGCTAATAGTTCTCCTGTAACCTTTACTCAGGCATCGGATGAGATCCTTCTTGGTCTTGATATGAGCCGTCCTAATGCTCTTCTTCGCCCTACCATCATCGAAGATGGTTCCAGCACGGAATTAAGCGTTATGGTTGACGATCAATTCGTTACCAGAAGTAACAAACAAGGTTACTTTGGCGCTCTTACCGAAGGGCGTATTGTTACTGACTCTAGAATTTTGACGGGTCTTGTAGTCTAATAAACGACTTACATAGTTTTCAACTATCCAAAAACGCGACTGGTTCTGCTAGTCGCGTTTTTTTGTTGATTATTTATTCCCATCTCAATACAATATAATATATGAAGAAACCTTCCACCAAAAAAGCAAAACCAATTCTAGAACAATCCTACGGCAAAAATTACGAATTAGAAGATGTTCGTAGCCTTGAAAAACTCCTAGACATGGGTTCCAACAATCCTTATGGCACTATTGATAAAAATATCTTCAGAGAAAAAGTAGAAGCCATGACTCTAGACCAAATGGGTAGTCTTGCTGTTCGTGTCGGTGTTCAACCATCTAATCGCCAATCTGTTTTAAAAACTCGCCTTATTGATGCCTTTGATGATTTCCAAAGACGGCACCGCGCCGTTCTTGGTGGCGTAAAAGTAAATCCACTTAATATGGATAATCCTGCTATTAAGAATATTCAAGATTTGCTAGAGTTTCCAGATAGACGGTCTAAATAATATTAAAAAAATACTTAAAATGAATATTGCAGATTTAATTATCAACGGGTCTAATGACGCTTCTGCTATCAAAGAGATGGAAAAAGTTTTACGCAATAAAACTGTAGGTCGCTTCTTCGTTTCTGATTATACCACTAAATGCTCTCTTATTTTACCTAAAGAAGAATATGCGCAAGTAATGAATTCTTTAAAAGATTAGTCTTAGTGTAAAATAGTCTAGACGCATGAACGATCTAGGCACCCTAGCAGCAAATATTTTTAATTATAGTTACCCTGATGACGGCTCAAGGTTTTCTACAGGATTTATCTCTGGTTGGCTAGAAACTAATCTCGGTCTTCTCAACGGCATAACGCATGAGGAGTTCTCTATAAATTCAACAGGAGCCTTTGAACCTTCTTCCCTCGCTCCGGTAGAGGAAAGTATTTACAAGCTATTGTATGACATTTATTACTATCAAAGAGCCTCACGCTATGCTTTAAAGGGGATTGTATGGGACTCGTCTTTAACTGATGCAATGATTATGGTTAAAGAAGGTGATACAACCATTCAAAGAACCAGTAAGCATCAAGTGGCCCGCACTTTCTCTGATTTAGCAAAAGCCGCTGAAGACACTCTTAATGATTTAGTATTTCAATATAATAGTTCAAAAGCCGCTCCAAGGCAAGTTGTTGGAGCTAATGATGCTTACTATCATCGCGATTGGACTGATCAAACCTAATGGCTTCTATTCTTTCATCTGGAGAAAAATCCCAAATTCGTGCTATTTTTGACGATATGCACGACACATTTAAACAAGACATCGACGTATATATTAATGAAGCGCAATCTGTTAATATTGATTCTTCCTATAATCCTGTTTATGGCAGAACCCTTAACGAATCTCAAGGAGTCGGTGATAAAGTCCTTACAAAATATACAATTTCAGCGCGGGTCCATTATTTTAAAAAATCAGAAGAGGCAGTTCTCGACGACACTGGACTCCCATCTTCTGCTAACGTAATCAGATTAAAGATCGATGAAGCTGGCAAGAATTTATTGAATAGATGTTCTTTCGTTGATGTGGATGGCAATAAATGTTCTGTTATTTCTAATCCTGAAATGATCGGCCCCTTTGGCCCTCAATTTTATAAAGTTTATCTAAAAGTCGATACTTAATGGCGGATATAAAAATAGATAGGAGTTT